TGCTTTTCTTCTTCACGCAGCATTTCGTCAATGAAAGCATACATTAGAGCTCTCTCCTGCGGAGGAAGGAAGGCAAACTCGGAAGGCTTCCAACGAAGCTTCATCACGGCATAAAAGCAGTACCAGGTGTCGCCGTCCTTCTCCGCCATTAGTTTTTTACTTCTTCCATCTCCTCTTCGATATCTCTATCAAATCCGGACAAACGAAGTATTTTCTCAGCAAGGTCTGTAATCTCGCCGGCGAGCAAAGTCTTGTAGATAGCTGAAATTGCATCTGGGACACCGAGTTCCTTCAGCCACTCAGGGTCTTTGAAGTTTGGTTCAACGACGCAGTTAACAACGAGGAGTTCGTTGAATTTCTTGGTGTTGAATCTACGCTTCTTTGGGCTGTTCGGATTCTCAATGCACAGAGCTTGAAAATCATTATATTGGTTACCAGTCAGGGCCTTAATTTTGAACTTAAAGTCCTTAAGGCGTCCGCCGAGAACTACTTCCTCGGTGAGATTTTCGACAGTGTTTTTAGTCAAAAACTGTTGAAGTGCATTCATGGTATTATTTCCCCTCTTTCTAAATTAGAACGAACCGAGTGTGGGTGTTACGAACGAATCGAGCATATCTGCATCGTCGAATGTGAAGTCTACGTCTTCGTCCATGACTTCGCTGTCAACATCGAACTTAGCAAGAATAACGGAGTCGAGAGAGCAGTTCTTCAGAACCACGGTCTGAGGACCTACCGAACTTGCCGGGTCGTTGTTGGTGACCATGATATCGAAGTAAACAGGAACACCTGTCTTGATGTACTGCAAAGCCATCTTCCTGAAAAGGGAGGTGACATAATATATCGTCATGGAACCCGAGCCGGTCCAGCCGTTCGGTTTGTGCTGAGCACCACGTTTACCAAGAGTCCTGACATCAGTCTTTTCGATTTCACAAGTAGCTTCCAGGTTCTTACCGAAGAACATATCTTCGATAGAAGTGGTCCCGTCAGGGTTCTTGATGGTCATTTTCGCCACTGCTTCCTGACCAGAAATAGTATCTCCAGCTTTCAAATATCCCATTTATCTCACACTCCTTTCTTAAGCATTCACATTAACAGTCATGTAGAGTTTCTCCATGCTGTCAACGGGCTGAACAAGCAAGTCAACTACAACACTGTCCACATCATTTCCAGGAAGAACAGTAATATCAGAAGTTCCTTCGAAGTTCTGTATTGCTCCGATGCTCTGAAGCTGGTCCATCATCGAAATCAACTCTGTCTTATACAGGTTTCTTCCGACATCGTTATTGTCTACTTTACCGCAATAGTTTCTGTTGAAAATAAGTGCGACCGTATTACCGATTTCATCCAAGCAACGAATAACACGGTTCTTGGAGAAAGCATAGTTCTTGTCTACGGTGAAGGAGTGAAGGGAGTTGATATCCTTTTCTACGCATACTGCGCCGTCCTGACGATAGGAAAGCAAGAACTTACCTGCCTTGAGTGCATCTTCGATATCCTCTTCAGCAATCGGATTGATAATGGAAAGTGCATCCTGAACAACTCGAGCAGTATTGCTCTCATTGACCCTAGCACCTGCTGTGATGCTTGCTACATATAACGGGAACAGGTCTACAGTAACCGTGTCCTGAGCCGTCTTGAAGCCTTGGTTAACACTGATGATACCTTCGTAGTCAGCTTCAGGATAATTATAAACAACCGCCTGAACCTTCTTGCCTCTAGTATCTCTGAGCAACTTGATGAACTCAGTAACCTGAACACCAACTGATTCTGATGTGTTGATTGCCATGCACTGCCACTGCTCGCTTTCTATAGCAGAGAAGTAAGCAGGATAAATCGTCTCGCCGTTAACTGTACCATTAGTACCGCCTGACAGAACTGCACCGGCAGTTACCGGAATTTCAGTAGACGAAGGAGATGTAGGAACAATGAAGTCTACCCACTGAGATTCGATATCATTGAAATCAGCAAGTTCAGATACGACAAAAGACTCCTGTTGAACGAGCTTGAAAAGAATGTCTACAGTGTACTGACCTGCCCGAGGCTTGTCTGCTGTGATAACGACTGAAATATTGTTACCTGTGGTACCTGCATACTTGGCGTCAACAGTAAGTACGCCCGGTGAGATGACGTTTGTTGCTTTGGTACCTCCTGTATCCGCCCTAAAGAGCAAAGCCTTGTAGCTGCCTGCGAGAGCCAAGCGATACGGAAGGGATTCGTATGCGTCAAAAGCGGTACAACCCACTTTGGCAAGACTCTTACCATTCAGCAAATCCTCTCCATAGAGAGTAATGAGCTGACCGGAAGGGCCCCAAGTCATCGGAAGACAAGCAGTCATGACACCTCTGTCACCGATAGTGCCTACGGGTTTCGGAACGGATACGAAATTGATATATGCACCTGGTCTCTGTTTATTTTGAACTGTCCAAGTTCCACCTGCTGCCAATTTTATCACCCTTTCTAAAATTTTTGATGTGGTCACCGTATAACAGAGTTTTCATATCGGGTATAGGTTCTTCTACATGAATTACCTTATATGAGTATCTTGTGATTACATGAAGTACATTGTCCTCCACTTTCCACTCAATGCCGCGACTCTTAACAGATTGTCCACTGACAGTGATGATGTTTAAGGCTTCGAGCATTTTAGTTGCTATTGCTCTGGCCCAGGTCTGGATATTTGTCTGATTATCCTCTGGATGAACTCTGACATCTATCATGAAATTGTGTTCTGCCCTTCCTCTCATCTCATTCGAGTGCTCTGCATTTATCTGGTGAATGAATGCGTAGGGCTTCTTGATGTTCTGAAGAGGAGTATCTTTATAGATAGCTTTGATTTCTGTTGTCGTGAATGTTGCTCTAATATTGGTAGCAATACTGCTGACAACCTCCTCTCCTGTCAATACTGCCATTTACATCACTTCCAGTTCTAACAGAAATCGCCTGAATGCAGAATTGAATCTGGCAGGCATTGAGCGTTCTATCTGGTCTAAGGTTACTGTCATCATGAAGTAACCCGGAACCCAGTCAGCACTCCCTTCTGTTGCTCCTGCCTTGTACGGCTTTGCGTGTCCATACTCTACAAAGGTAGCATAGTCCATTGTATTGACGAACCAGCAGTTTAAGGTATCACCCGAACGAGTTATTCCATCCAACTCCCAGTGATTCCTTAAATCTCCAGTATCTACCGGAGTTCTTGGTTTGACTCCAGCTATGAACCGCATACCCTCGTTCAGGAGGAAAGTATTAAGCCAGAAGTCGAATTGCTGATACATCTTGTCGAAGCTGTTCCTGTATCTTAAGAAACTGCTATAATCAAATCCGCTTCCGCTCATTTTAAGCACTCTCCTTTATCAGGAACAATGCCTCCTTATGAGTAGGATAGATAGAAGGTAACCCGATTTGCCCTGAAAATGTGGCCATGATGTTTCCATCATCGTCAAATCTACGAACTGTAATATAGTCCCCTGCTTGGATATCTACTGTTGTCTTGCAGAAGATTTTCGGTGTAGTCTTTACAGGGTTGTTATCGACTTCTCCATCTTTCGGGCTTTCTTCTGACACAAACGAGATTCTACAGTTGACATCCACATATAATGGATTGTCGGGAAGCTTGGTTTCTGTCGTGCCATCTGAGTTGGTAACTTCAATATACCGGGTTATGTCCATCTTATCTGTAAACATCGACGCTATGATTCCTGAAAAATCACTTAATCTCATCACCACAATCTCCTAAACTGATTCAGTTGAGCTTTGTAATTAGTGACGATTGCGTCCAGATTCGCCTGATGGCTCTGAAGGGTTCTGCTCCTCGCGTTGTGCCGATACTTATCACCGAGTGATATAGAAGTGTCTCCCAACTTAATAGTGGACACATCGCTCGGGTCAAATGCTTCTAATACATCGTTCGGAGTGGTGTTGACTTCGTGATTGTAAAGAAGGAGGTCGATGGACATATTGCACCAAGTGTACCTGAGTTCGTCCGGAACGGTCGGAATAGAACAGTAGTTCTTGATAACCTGTTCGACCTCTTGCAAAGCAGCAATAATATCGTCGTCTGTGAATGTTATCTTCTTCTGCTTCTGCTTGATTATTCTAATCAATTCCAGATAGTCCATCGACCTCACCTCCAATTACTTATTTTCGTTACCTTCAGCTGCTTTGATAGCAGCCAAGATATCAGCTTTCTTCTCGACCTTACTGACATCGATTCCTTTTTCAGCAGCATATGCCTTGAGTTCATTGACAGTCATCTCATCGAGACTCTTTTTTTCGTCGCCTTTGCTCTCAGCTGCTTTAGCCTGCGGAGGTACGAGGACGATAGCACCGGATTTAACCAGGCTATCAACATCCTCATCCGCTACCTGAAAAGGAGTATGAGCAGGGTAGCGAACACCCTTATATTTTACAGCATTGAAAAACTTAAC